ATGGGATTAGAAATTACGCGCAATCAAGACGGGTCGCCGCGGTCAAAATGGTGGTATGGAAATTTCACCGTCGGCGGAGAACGGAAGTACGTCAATCTGGGCATTGAAATTTGCGGCCGGGTTCCGGCATCGCTTAAAGAGACCGGGGACGTTGCATACGAACGGTCACGCATGAAAGCCCAGTTGAAACTGGATGCGCTGAAACAAGACGCCCACAGTCGAAAGTCGGCGGTGCACCACCTGCAGGAACTCTATGAGATCAAAGCCGGCGAAGAGCTGACCCAGATCGCGCTGGCTGATATGGCCGAACAGTGGAGCCTTCTGCCGACTAAAAAGAAACGCTGCCCGCTCCGGACAGGCAACCAACTGACAACGATCCGGCAGTTCCGGGAATTCATGGAAGCAAAGTTTCCCCAAGCCAAGACGATGTCGCAGATTACCCGCAAAATGGCGTTGGCGTGGATGAAGAGCTTGGATGATATGGGAATGGCTGGCGCCACCTACAACACGAAGCTTTCTCTGCTGAAAGGCATTTTCGAAAAGCTCGGGCCGGAGGCGGGCGTACTGACAAATCCCTTCAACGGCATTCCCTTCCATGAAACCAATACGATGCACCGTCAGCCGTTCACACAGGAAGAACTCAACGCCATTCTGGAGCACTGCGATGATCTGCTCCGCCCGGTGGTGCTGACGGCGATGTGCACAGCAATGCGGCGCGGTGACTGCGCCCTGCTGAAATGGAAGTCGGTCGATCTGGAAAATGGGTTCATTTCGGTGAAGACCTCCAAGACCGGCGAGCTGGCGGAAATTCCGCTCTTCCCGTTGCTACGGGCGGAACTGGAAAAACAGCCGCGCAAAAGCATCTATGTTTTCCCCGAGGCCGCCGAGATGTACAAAGCCAACCTGATGGGACTGACGTGGCGGTTTAAGAAGGCGCTCAAGGATGCCAAGATCGAAGGAACCCTGGTTGAGCGGGATGACGCCATGCAAAAGGCCAGCGTGAAGGATTTCCACTCGCTGCGGACAACGTGGATTACGATGGCGCTTTCAGCCGGTGTGCCGATGGAACTGGTTCGCCGAGTGACGGGCCATTCCACCGTGGATGTCGTGTTGAAGCACTATTTCCGGCCCGGCAGAGAGGCTTTTAAACTGGCTCTGGAAACGGCGATGCCGAAGATGCTGACCGGCGGGACGGAGGAACGATTCGACCTGCCGGAAGAGGTGCTGGAACTCGGCAAGATGGCCAAGGCATTAAAACCGGAAGAGCTGGTCGAAAAGGTAGAGTCGCTGGCAAGGGTGGTTGCCCGCATGACGAAAGCCGAACGCGCCGCCGCCGTCCTCGCCGCTTGAGCGGGTGAAACAAGATGAAACTCAGCCGCTTTCGGGGGAAATAAAAAAGCCGCCCGAAGGCGGCAAGACCAGAGATCAATTTTCAGAGATCTGAGGTCAGTTGGGGAGCTGGGCTTCGAGTTGCTTGGCGGACTCGCCGTCGGCCCAGAGCTGGAGAATTTCCAGGCGGGTTTTATTCAGTGCGTCGAACATTTCCTTGGCTTCGTCACCGGTGACGGCTTTGTCGGCCAGCATCGGATCGATGAGCTGCACAAGTTCCGTCAGGTGAATGACGGTCTTGCGGATTTGCGCGATCTGCGCGGCGGTCTTTTTGGACAGCATGATGCGCTGGATGGCGGCGGTGAGTACCTTGGCAACGATCCTCTCCAGCGGAAGCCACTGGAAGAGCGAGAGTCCAAGTTTGATGAGCAGTGTTTTGAGCATGATGATTCCTCCTTACTATAAGAGGCAAAATCAAACGGGCCGGGCAACGAATCAGCGAATCCAAGAGGCGACTGTTTTCAGAACCGCCAAAACTCCATCGGGATTGGAAACCAACAGCACGGCAAGAGCTGTGATGAAAACAAGGCTCCATTTTTCGAGTTTGGTGACGCGTCCGTTGGTTTTGCTGGCCTGTGTGTGGATGGCATCGAGTTTTTCATCGATACGGTCAAAGCGTTGCTGGCAGCCGTCGGGCAAGTCGTTGCAAGATTTCATCGTTGCTCCGGTTAGCAGTTAATTCCCTATCCTCAATAGATGGCGGTGATGACGCCATTGGAAATGACCAGCGTGTCTCCGGCCTGAATGACGCGGTTGGTGGTGATACCGGTTGTGCGCAGCAAATAGCGACCGTCGGCGTAGCCTTTATTGACAATCCCGGACGCTTCGGTGGGATCCTCTGAAACGTGCCACTTCTCCCCGGTTCCGCCGGACAGAGTGCCGGTCTCAAACTCAATGCGCGTATTGTATCCAAGCTGCATGATGCTGTCGGGGCCAATCAAAAGGCCGTCGCTGGAATTCATTCCGAAAAACAGCGACGCGCTGTGTGCTGTTGAAAATTGCAATCCATCCTGAAAGCTGAGTGTTTTGAAAAAGCCAAGATGATCTTCACTGTCCGTTGCGTAAATTTGGAGTGCCCCATTGGTGGCCGTGAGGGTCGAGTCAAAAACAAGCGGGCCGGAAGAATGAATTGCATCCGTTTGCAGATAGACACCGTTTTGGGCGCGAACTGTGAACGTATCGTTCGTGGCAGAAGTTACATCCGCATTCTGGCTGTCTGCAATTACCACCGATCCGGGATGAAGTGCCTTTGCTCTGGTTCCTAAGGCAATGGAATTCAGGCCGCTGGCATCACAATAACTGCCCCATGCGGTTGAATAATTCCCTGAAGCACTGGAAGCAAAGCCATTGGCAAAAGATCCCAGTGCTGACGCAGTCGTGCTGTGTCCGAAGGCTACAGACTTACTGCCAGTCGCACTTGTATTGTACCCTGCGGCAAAGCTGTCTGAACCGGATGCATCGCACACCTCGCCAAGTGCTGTTGAAAACTCCCCGATCGCGTCCGATGAACCGGCAGCCAGCGACCAGTTTCCGCTCGCCACACTTTCCCACCCAAATGCCACGGCACCATTTCCGGATGCGACATTACCCCATCCAAAGACGGCAGAACCGATACCGCTTGCAACGTTGGTGTAAACTCCTTCCTCCGGCTCGTCCGGATCGACCCCTCCGTTAAACGCGACGGAGTATTTTCCGCTGGCGAGGTTTTTGTATCCCGCAGCGATGGAATAGTCGCCGGTTGCGGCCGTATCGAGACCAAGCGCAACCGAATCCTGCCCGTTCATTACATAACGGGAATCGGCGTATGAGCGATTAAGTAGAGCCAATGAATTATCGACGACCTGATTGAGCTTCCACGGACCAAACAAGGTGTTGTCCTCAAAACCTGCACTGACACCGTAACCACTGATACCGGACTGATTAATCATCACCCCGCCAATTCTCAGGGCGGCATTTTGATCGGCGCTCAAATCAAGACATTCATCCTCCACGTTGAAGACAAACATGTCGGAGTCCTGTTCAGCCCAGGGAATATACGCCCGGAACATTCCGCCGGTCGCTGTGTATGAAGAGGCAAACGCCAACGGTGCGGTCAAATCGACTCCCTGCCTAAGGTAACGCGCATCGGCATAGCCGCGGCTCATAACAGCGCCTGAATGGTTAGGAACGTCTTCCACCATCCAGCCTCCGGAAAGTAGCTTCTCATCAAAACTGATCGCCGCAGAATTGAGCCCTGAGTACAAACCCCCTCCGTGAACAAAGGTGTCGCCAACTCTCAGGGTTCCGCACCCGGAAGAAAGCTGCACGTATTCATCGTCGCCATTGATAATAAAAAATTCCTCTGTTTGCCCTTCGGGAGCGTAATAGGCGCGAAACAACCCTGATGTGGCGGTAAGCGAAGGAGGAAAATAGATAGGGGCTGTCATTTCGCGGGAGCCGTCGGTGTGGAGCGCCTGCGGATCGGAAACTTCGAGTTTCAAGACCTGCGTCTGCTGGCCATCGATGATCCACATCTGAGCGCTTGCTTCATTGCCAATGGCTAGCAGCAGCGCGAAGGATGAAAGATGAACTATGAAAGATGAAATCGAATTCTTCATTTATTCGCCCTTTCGGATGATTTCGACGGTGCCGTTGGTGATGGTGCTGGTGATAAACAGAGATTCGTTTTCGTTAAAGGGAATGGCTGCTTCCGGAACCCAGACCGCGTGCTGGTTGTTGGAAACCGCACAGCTCGTCAGAAGAAAGGCTGTTAAGCCGGTGCGTCGCTCGACGGTGATCGTCCCGGTTGCCGGGTCGTCAAACCGGAAGAGAAGCGCAACGGGCACCCATGAGGAGCGTTTCTGGGTGTTGGCCAGCTCGACTGTGCCGGAGTTCAAGGAATGGGTGGACGCGATGCCAGCGGCAGAAGCGCAAGGCGCATGGAGCATGGCGCAGAGGACGGCGAAAGATGAAAGATGAACTATGAAAGATGAAAGTCGTATTTTCATTGTGGCTCCTTAGGGTTCTTCAACGGATGCGGCGAGAGCGACGTAAGAGGGAGCAGGCTGCTCCGTGTCGCGGGTGATGAGAATCGAGCCCATCCAGATGCCGCGAAGGAAGATGTCGGCGCGGATGGCGGCGGCATTTTCCGCTTCGGAGATGGCGAGCCCGATTTCTTTTTTCAGCTCAAAGAGAATGGTGGTCTGCGCATGGCGCACACACGATTCGTGAATGGCCGTGGCGGCGGCGGGAACAGGTGCCGCGTTGGCAATCATGGCGCTCCGGAATTCTGCAATAATATGGCTGATGATGTCGTCCAGCCGCCCTGCTTTGCCGGGGTTGTCCTCGATCCATTGCTGATAGGACGCATAGAGCGAGGGGCTCATGACGGATTCAATGTATTCGGATGTGAGATCGAGGAACATGATTCTGAGAAGGCTATAGGCTTGAGGAAGAACCCGCCCCAGTAGCAGAGCATAGCTCGCTACGGGGCAGGCCCTCCTATTTAGGAGGTGGCGACGTTGAGGCGCTTGGCGGCGGCCGAGTTGGTGACCTGCACGTCTTCGGACCAGTCGAATTTGGCGACTTCGACACGTCCGTCGTCCCGCATGTAGGAGCCGGGCACCATGAAGCGGTTCATGAGGCGGAAGGTCTTCATGAAGCTCGGATCGCGGCGGGTCGGCTGAGCCTTGCGGGCGAATACCAGCACGGCGCTGTCCAACAGGAATTTGACATCCTCGGCGATCCCTTCGGGAGCGTCGTCAAAGACCATGTAGCTGGTGCGGACTTCGGGTGAACCGATAAACATTTCGCCGACATTGGCCTGCGTCGGCACAGCCAGCCCTACCCCGGTGCGGGCACCGGAACCGACCACAAAACGCCCGCGAACCTTGGCCTGATTTTTGAACACGTTCCAGGCGCTCGCGCCGAACAGCACGCCGATGTTCATGAGCGATCCGTATTTGCAGGCTTTGATGACATCCAGAATGGTGTCGTCAATGTCGGCAACCGGATCGGCAGCGTCGTTCCAGGTGGCGGCAGCGCCGGGGCCGATGGCTTCGACTGCCAGATCGATGACCGATTTTTCGTGCGCCAGCGCGGCGACTTCGGCGACCGCTACCGCGCCTTCGCGGAGCATGTTTTCGAGCCCCTCGGCTTCGAGCTGCTCGAGATTATCCACCGGATAGTCGAGAGCATGGGGCTCGCAGTTGTAGGTGGCATCGGTCACTTCGAAGCGCAATTCGGACGCGCGGCCCCCAAGCGTCCGAAGGGTCTTCGGAATGTGGAAGCGGTGTTTCTCGGTGTACTTTTTGAACCGGCCGGTTGAGGTCGGGACTTCAATGGTCGGGGCAATGAAGTCAGCCACGGGCATGATGGCGCTTTGAGCGGCACCCTGCGCGAACTGGCGAAGCATGGGATTGGAACTGATGGTCTGTAGACGGGACATGGGGATCTCCTTCGGTTAGAAACTTGAAACTTGAAATTGGAAACTTGAATTCATGGACGCTTATTCGGTTACGGTGATGGTTCCGAGATTGGCGGGACGTGCCAGCACGAGCTGGGTATCGATGCCCTTCTCTTCCGCGATGGCGACGGCGCGGTAGGTTCCGGCGTCTTCGGGAAGCACGGTCACTTTGCCGGGCTGTCCTTCGACGGACGGATCGGCAATGACCAGCGTGTCGCCGGGATTGCAGGTTCCAATGAGCGGAAGCCGGACGTTGGCCGCAGACGACAGCGGAAGGAAGTAGCCGGTCGCATCGGCGGCGGCTCCCTCAAGAACGAGGTAGAGCGCGGGATCAGTCAGGGAATCCGGCAGAGTCATCTGCGGGGTTCCGGTGGAATGGCCGAGCACGACAAGGTGATCAGCGGCAGCGGTGAGGTCTTCGCCGCAGTTAAACGGGACGGGACCGAATTTTACATTTGATTGGGACATTTTATTTCTCCTTTTTTTTGGCACCCACGAGGGATGCCCTTACAGTTAAGCGCTGAGCTCCTGCTCGGCGCGGCGGAAGGCTTCGGTGTAGGCAACGCGCTCGGTCTTCATGATCTCGGCAGCGCGATTGCGGATTTTAACGGCCTGAGATTCAGAGGCGGAGGCGTCGCGGTTATGCGTCGCCGCAACCTTTGAATCGCGGTTGTGCAAAGGACGAGGGTTGCAGGGGGCAACGGTTGCAGGTTTAACGAGTGCGGGAGTTTTCAGGTTTTTGAAGACCGCTTCCGTCAGGCTACGGTTTTCAATAAACTGAGCGCGGACTTCGTCGCGGTTTTCGATGAGGGCGGCGTTGTCTTCGAGGAAGGCATCGGCGTCCGATTCGAGCTGAGCGGTCTGCATATTGGCCAGCGACTGCTCGGCGGTTTCGGCCCGGTTGGTGAGCGCGGCGACATCATCCGGGGCGGCCATGTTTTCAATGGCGGTGATGATGGCATCCTGCGCGGTATCGGCGGGCAGGTTCAACTTATTGAGCAAAGCATCAATAACAGGTTTCATAATTTTCTCCTTCGGGGTTAACGAGTCTCTACTTAAAGATGCGGAATCAAACGGCTCGGCAGAATTCCGGTTCGAAAGGGGCAAAATCCCCTTTAAATTGGGGTCATTGGTCACTGCGGCATTCAAAAGGCGAACAGGCCGGAAGCGGTCGCCGCCGAGATCCTCGCAGTCGGCTTTTGCCCAGACGGGCGAAAGAAAGCGATAGCGTCCGCCCTTCACTGCGGCCTCACCGGTGTCGGTCCAGCGGATGCGGGCGAACAGCCCGCCGCCAGAAGAGTTCGACATAAATTTCAAATCGGTGATCCAGCCTGCCGCTTCGGAGTGCTTGGCGGCATCGAGCGAGAAGTGGTCAAAGTCGATCAGCAGACCGGGGAAATTGCCGGAAGAGTTTTTAACGGTTTCAAACGCGCCCACCATGAGGCGGCAAGCCGACTCGTCAATGACTTGGATGATCCCGGCGGCGGCATGGGGAAACTCTCCCAGCGGGGCAAGCTGATACCAGCCGTCCTCGGGAAGTTCAAAATTTCGATTTAGGATAAGGTTCATTATATAAAGATGTGAAATCAAACGGGATTATTCTTCTGTGAGGGTGTAGCCGGTTTTTTCGGAGAGCTCGGCGGGGTCGATGTCGAGACCGGCGGACTTGAGATCAATCGCATCCTGCACCACCTGACTGGTGGCATGGGTGAGGCCGGGCGAGAATTCAAAGTAAGCCAGCGCAGGCTGTCCGGGGAAGTATTCGGCCAGCAAAGGCACGTCGATGGCGTTTTGCAGAACACCCGCAAGAGTGATGGCATCTGACTTAGCGATCTGCAAGAAGCTGTCCTGATGGGCATTGCCGGCCAAAGTTCCACTGCCGGGTGCGGAGAGCATTGTGAGCAAACCGCCAGTCGCGGCAATGGTGATCTGCTCGTCGAGATATTTAATTTGATCCTGAAACGGCGGGCGCGCGCCGCCTCCGGTCACAAACTTGATGTCGCTGTCGTGCGGAAGAAATCCGCGCCCGTCGGAAAGGATTTGTTCGGCAACCGCCTGATATTCTTTCTGCTTTGCTTCGTCGGCGTTGGGCGGGCCAACCAGAAAGATGGACGGAATGCCATAGACCGAAATGTATTTATCCCAGTCCGCCTGTGAAAAGTTCTTGCGCAGATAGAGCACACTGAGGATGCGGTCGAGGGCAGGCGCCTCCAAGGTGATAAAGTTTTTCGGATCAATCGGCGTGCCCCGGCGATAACCGGAAACAGCACCGGCGTTGTATTCCCAATCGCCGAACAGTCCGTCGCGAATCCAGAACCATTGTTCAACGGGTTCAAGGCGTTCGATCAAGCCGCCGGATGTCCAGTGTTTTTCAAGATGGGCGAAGCCGCGAAAGAAGCCGGTGAAGAGAAATGAAACGGCTTCGCGGAAGTTGCCGATGTTGTCGTACACCATGCGCAAGAAGTCCGCCTGCTCCTGGGCAAGCGGATCATCCTTGGACTGCGAGACCATGCGGACATCCCAGTCGAGGGAAAGCAGCGCGGCGCGGCGGCGCTGGATCACGGAATGGATCATGGCGTCCGAGCGCTCCATGTAATAATAGAACCATTGAAGGTCGGCGTATTCGCCGCGTTCACCGGATTCCTGCAAGCCGACAAGGCGCGGCATATTCAGTCCGCGCAGCGGATTGGTCGAGTCGCGGTAGCCGTGGTCTTTTTGAGTGCAAAGGTAGCGCATATAAAAATTCCCTTACTTAAAGAGTCAAAATCAAATCATCCATTAAGAACACGGGGCCGCTTGGCGAAGGGTGAGAAGCGCCCTTTGGGCGCGAGGGGCTTCATGGTGCCGCAGGATTCGGTTTCCCATCGGCGGTGATTGGCGAGCGCGAGTGCCATGACGCAGTCGTCATGAAAGCCCGCCGGGGCGTTGTAGCTGATGTGGCCGCGCGGCGAGATTTCATACTCGTAGCGCTGCATTTCGTTGGTGAGCACCTGCCACTCTTCCGGCCATCTCACTTTCTGCTGTTCGACGGCAACAATGAGCCGCTGAACCAGTTCGGCTTTCGAGATGGATGAAAATTTGAACGGCTCGATATTGGAGTAGCGGCGGGCCAGGTCGTCGTAGATCGGATCGCCTACTCCAGTGGCATCGAGGATCAAACGTCCTTGCCACTTGCGGGCGAAACTGAGGATGCGGTCTTTTTGGATCGGCCAGTCGAGCTGATTGAAGCGTTCCATTTCCAGACAGCGCCCGGTGCGCTGGTTCATGGCAACGAGCACGGTAAAGTCGGTGTGCTTGGCCACATCGCACCCGATGACCACCGCCCCCGCGCGGTCTTCGCGGGTCAAAGCCCTCTGAGGAAACAAACAGGACGAGACGTTGCGGAAGACTCCGGCGGAATCTTCGAGGAACTGCGCTTCGTATTCCTGCTGAAATACGTCGGCAGGCAGCGTCCGTTTGGCATCCTCCCATTCCTGATCCGGAAAGAAGGGGTTTACGTTGCTGGGAAAACGGAACGATTCATAGTCGGGCTCGTGAGGATCCTCGCCTCGCGTGAACAGATCGTAGAACCAGTTGCGGCCCTTGGGGGTCGAAATGAACACGGCCCATCCCAGCGTCTGCGCGATGGTCGGGCGCAGAATGTAGTTCCAGACATCGGGCGGAATGACGGCGGCCTCATCGACCACAATGCCCTTGAAGCCGTAACCACGAATGTTTTCAGGGTTGTCGGCGGAGAGAAACCAGACCCGGCTTGTCCCCCCCGGGCTGGTGAACTCCAGTTTGGACGGAGTGCGTCCGCTGAACCGCAGGAAGGCGGGATCAAACGCCTGCTCGAATGCCTCGCGCCCGCGATCAGCCACGTTATACGTCGGCGCGATCCATCCGTAGTCTCCGGGATCTAAGACTCCTCGCTCGGCAACCTCTCGGGCAAGGCAGAGGGTTTTCCCGAATCGCCGTCCGGTGCAGACAACGCGGAACCTTGCCTTTGAGAGATGTATTCGGGTCTGTCCTCGATGGGGAGTGTATCTGTGAGGAGCTTCCATTTAAATTCTCCATTGTTTTCCAGTGAAAGCGTCGCTTCTTTGGGAAGCAGCGGCATGATGATGCGGCGGAAGAACCAGGCGGGGTCGCGTTCGAGCGCCTTCTGGAGTCCGTCACTGAGAGTTTCTAACGTGGTCTCGTCGGAAAGCATGTCGTCGAGCTTATCGAGCGCGAGCATGCGTCCGGCACCGGCCCCTTTGGGGCGGCCTGCGGGGTTTCCTGATTTTCCGGGTAGAAAGGGCATGGGTTTAGTTATTCGTTATTGGTTATTTGTTATTGGGAGCATCACTGCCCTCTATCTAAAGAGGCGAAATCAAACGGCCCCAGTGAAATCGCTGCGCCTTCACGGGGCAAACGTTTCAAACTGTTTCAGGCCATTGATAAAACAATGGAAAACAAGGGGCGCGGAGCGCCCGCGACGCGCCCGGAAGGGGGGTCCCTCTGGGGGGAAACCAAAACGTGAAACATTCTGAAACGGAAATGACTCCATCGTTCCAGTCAGTCGATACGTCAAAGACAGCTCCCCACCCCCGCCCGTTCCGGGCACCCCCTCCCCACGGCGCGGAAAGACCGCTGAGCGGCACCCCGCAGCGCGGGCCGTCCGATGGTTGGAAGAAAACGTAGTCCGCGTTCCGAAGGTTGGAAGGAAACGTAGTCTGCGTTCCGATCATTGGAAGAATCAGCCTCGCAGAGTCGCAGAGCGTTCCGAAGGTTGGAAAAAAGCGGAGCTTTTCGTCCGAGCCTTGGAAGAAAATCGGCGCGCGCGTCCAAGCATTGGAAAAATCCGAAGGATTTCTTCCAGTGGTTGGAAGATTTTCGGCCTGCGGTTCCGGACATTGGAAGAAATCCAGCAGATTTTTTCCAGAGGTTGGAAGAATTCGTTCCAAGGGTTGGAAAAAAGCAGAGCTTTTCTTCCAGACATTGGAAGTTCGGCCGTGCGAGGCGGCATAGCGGAACGCTGTGACGCCGAAGTGCGGCGCTGTCCGGCGGCCAAGCATTCCTTGCCCCGCAGGGGAGCGAAGCGATGCCGCAACAGCGGCAAATCTTCCGCAGGCGGCGCGGTGGAGGGAGCGCCGACAAGGAATCGGCTGTTGGCGGGAACGGAAGAGCTGGGCCCAGAGAAAACTCTTGCGAGGTATCCCGAGCTCGGGTTTTCGTCGGGCTCGGCTCTGGAGTGAGCGCCCCCACCCCCCACTTGATTGTTAGAACACGGGGCTGGCGCGGTTTGTGCCGCGACGAAGGAGCCGCAGAAACCGTGACAGCTTTGGGGCAAAGGGGTGAGGCCGCGGAGCGAAGCGACCGGCCGAGGGGAAAGCGGGGCGAAGCGGGGCTTTCCCCTGGGAAAGGAGTGAAGCGTTTCGCGAAGCAAACGCGAGAGGAAAACCCGTTCGGAGAATGGGTTTGCCTCTTTCGGTGGATCGGGACAAGTGAAACAGCAGGAAGCCGACGAAGCAACGGCAGTGTGAGGGCGCGAGCCTGCCGGTGCTGAGCTCTGCGAGCCTGCGAGCGCAAGGCGGCCCTGACAGAACGAGTTCTGTTGAGCGAAGGGTTGAAGCAAAGACCCACGTTGCATAATGAATTCATTATGCGATGTTGGCCGATCCGCTGTATTCAGCGGTTGCGAAACCCTGAGCGTGGCCGCCGCGCCAGTAGCGAATCCGGGAAGCCGGTGAATTCCGGCTATTGTCCGGAACTGAACCGGCAATCCACCCCCCGGAGGGTACTCCGCCAACAGGCGGAGAGCCTGAGGAAGTCCGCCCCGAAGCATGATGAGTGAAGGCCGGACGGTCACGAGACCGAAGGGCGAAGTGATCCGTACGGACAAACTCATGATGCGAGGGATTAGCGGGCTTCCGAGGTAGGAAGGCCATGAGCGTGACACGGTGAAGGTCGTCCGCAGGCTGACGGTGTTTGGACCGTAGGGTCAAACATCGGCAGGCCGGAGGAAAGACCGAAGCCGGGACATGCTGATGGCCGCGTAATCACATCCCCCTCTGGGGGCTTGGGGGATAAATACCACCCGCGCCGAAAAGGATTTGTGAAGGCCGGTGTGGAAAAGGATGAACGGTAAGTGAAAAATCTTTGAAGCCTCGGCCGTGATTCCTTTGACACGCGGCCTGAACAATTCCTTTTGCGCGGTTACATCCCCCTTTTTAAGGGGGCTTGGGGGTTCGAGTGCAATGAAGTGGATTTTGGCAACGGGCTGAATGAGGTACGATTGAAGCCCGGTGACAAAAGACTCTTGATTGCGCGAGACCGTAGAAAGAGAAGGATGAAGTATGAAGTATGAAAGATGAATTCCGAAGGTTGGAAAAACCGGCTCGAACGAGACGTAGGTACAGCAACAACGAAAGCAGAAGTTGCCGCTCACTTCGTTCACTGCCCCACCGCTGTGCGGCGGTGCCTCTCTCGCCTGCGGCTCGGGTCCAAGGTTGGGAAAATCAATTCTGCCGGTGAGGACGACGATACAGACGACGCGCAACTTTGTAGGGGAAAAGGGATTTCAAAACAGGCCAGTTTTTCATCGCGCACTTATGCCGCATCTCCGCCAGCTGAATGGTAATCCCCTGGCGCTCGGCAATCTCTTTGTACGGCACGCCTTGATACCGCCACGCCACGACATCGCGCTGCTCGGGAGGAAGAGTGAGAAACCCCTGCACAAACTGAGACAAGACATCGGACGGCAGCAGGTAAGGACCAGCAGGCTCTTCGTCGGGAATACCGATAGTCTCCGCAGGAGGATGTTCTTCGTCCAGTTCAATGGTGTAGAACGTATTCTCACGCAATTTACAACGGGCACACGGCAGATCATTCCAAGGTGTGGAATCATAATCGCCACACAGGATCGCTTCAGAATGGGAACAGGCATGACAATTCATATTTGGACTCCGGCGTAGAGGGTGGAAGGAAGTACAGAAAGGACAGAACGACCGGAAACGGACGCAAAAGGGGATAATGTCACCCTAACGTCACCCACGAAACCCCCGTAAACAGGGGCTGATGACATGATGACGTTATTATTACTATTTATAAATATAATATATAATATAGAGAGAGCGCCCAACGCGCACCCCGCCGTGCTGAGTACAGGGCGTTGAGAGACTTTTTTAAACATGATGTCATTCGTCACCACGTCATCAAAACGGCGTCGGTTCATTGGTATCTCCTTCAGAAAGTTGCTTGATGTTGATGCGCCAAACCCGTTTTGCCTTCAGGCGTTCCAGTACCAGTGGATAGCCTTGGGATGCCAACTTGGATAATTCACGCCCGACCTGCCGGGTGGTGTATTTCGCCGCAATGCCGGCAAGGCCGTCCTGATCATTCAACATGGCCGATAGCAGCTCGGTCGCCGAACCCGTCCAAACATCGGAAACCTGTCCCTCGAAAAACTTCAGTAAAATCTCAAGGAATGAATAGGCACTGGATGAATGACGCGCCGCGTCAAATAAAGACGCTTCACAGTACGTTTGAACCCCGTACCGCGAATCACCAAGGACTTTGTCCGGCGGTGTCCATTCGAGAAGCCAGCGCAGGAAAAACGGTAATTCCGCCTGAATAATCTCCGCCACATTTTTGGGGAAGGTAAAGGTGTCTCGATCCGCCACACGGAAGAGATTAATTTTATCCCGGTTCGACAAATCGACGTCCGGCAAAATACGAATCGACTCCGGATCGGTGTTACAGGTCACCACCACCCTGCCATTCCACTCAATCAACTTATCCACCCGGTACTTCTCCCGAACCGAGAAAGTACGATTGGCCGCCATCTTTTTAATCAGGGCAGAAAATTTCAAATGGGATTTGTTGTCCGTCAACGGAACCACGTCATCCACGGCCCAGACAGCGGAATTAAAAAGGTGCGAATTGAAACCATCCTCACCGGAAAGAAACGAACTGGCATCAATATGTCCGCCAAACGTACGGGAGAGAATCAGCGTAGAGAGCAGAGTTTTTCCAGTATTCGGAACGCCGGCAAAAAACGAAGCCTGACCCGGAAGCATTTTTCCGTCGAGAGCCGAATAATACCACCGGCGCAACCAAGCATAGAAATAATCCAACTGTTCAACCGGATCAAAAAACGTCGAAAAATAATTCTGAAGCCACGGAAAATCGGTCGCGGGATCAATGTCTGTTTTTTCCGAAGGTTGGAAAACCGTTACGTTGGACGTATTCAAAACCCGGAAACCGTCCAAATAAACAATCCCCTTCGGGCGATGAATCAACGGAGCCGCACAGACAATGCACTGCTGCTTCTGAATGCGGTGTAACGCCTGATCTACCTCGCTGGATGTTGAACCTCGGGGAACTGTGGCACTAAGACCACGCTCAACTTTCAGGTGTAACGCGATATCCGATTTATTGCTCGCCTGCCACTGACCGTTTGCAAGCTGCGTCCAATAATCCCGCCCGTCAAAAAAGACTTCAGAAACCGCACCTCCGATCTGATCCGCCTGGAACTGACGTACAAATTTCCCGCCGAGAATCGCCGACCACGGTACAAATGCCTGTCCACCTGTAAAGCATTGCATCCCTGATTCACGAATAACCGCCGCCGTTTCATTATCGGCAGAAGTATCCCAAAATCGCACACCACGCACACCGACTTCAAAATCACCCTGCCATTGACCCGGATACTGTTTTTCAACTTCTGCCGCGATCAACTCCATCGGGATAGAAGGGCCCAATTTTTTCCATGCGTAGTTATGGGTGGACTCAATCGCCCACTGCATCATGAAGGGCGCAGGAATTACATCATCGGAAAGGTGAACCCAATCGGTACCGGCTTCGTAGTATTTTGCCGGATCTTCAAAGGCTGCCGTGTCCAAACCCACCAGTAGTTTCGAGAGTTTCAGTTTTTTCTGAACATGTTTCAACAGCTTCGCCGTCAGATCATTTTTGTGCAGCGGAAAAGGTTTTTCCAATTTCCAAAGCAACCGTGCACCACCTGAAAATGTTCGACAGAGGTACTGCGGCTTAAAATCTCCACAGCGTTCCGGCACTGTATCCCTCATGTGCTGATCGATCTGGCCGTCATAATCGGCAACCAACCAGTGCAGGAACACCGCCGGATTATTTTTTGTGTCAATCCGTACGGACTGAATTAACCCTTCCAACCCGGAATAAAAACAGTGCTCCACATCAGGTTTGTTCCATTCCATTTTCGGCGGTGCAGAAGAAGTTACACTCCACGGATCGCACTCCGTTGCATGAGAGGAAGAGAGGTTTTTAAGCGCTAAAAGCATGGTGTCTCCTTATTTGGTGTAATGGTTAAAAATTCCTGCTTCGGCTGCGACGGGACAGCCGGAAAGCCATTCGGGGGTTGAGGACATAATATTTTGAATCTGATCCCGCACTTCCTCTGCACGGGATTCCGGAACTTCTAAAATCACTTCGTCGTGAACGTGGAATACGATTCTTCCAATGTCTGAACGGTGTATTTGTAAAAGGTGTTCCGCAAAGAGATCCCGCGCTGTGGCCTGAACCAAATTTTCACAAAGTAACCCACCATAAAGGCTGCGTTCCCGTCCACCCCGTACGGTTTTTGCGGTGTAGTAGCCGCGTGATGTTTTTTTCACATTAAAATAATTCAATGTTCTTCCGGACGGCAGCTCGATGGAATAATCACCACCCGCACTTCGTTTAAAGTCCCGATCCAAACGGTTCCAAAGTCTGGAAATTCTGGGGTTCTTGGAACGGAAGTCGGCCACCGTCTGTTTTGCTTCGGAAAAGGAGATTTCAATCCCGCCCAGGTTCTTCGCGACCGATACAAATTTCTTCGGACCGCAGCCGTAACCCAGACCCAATACACGGGCTTTCGCCAACGATCTCATTTTGGAATCCGTTTCTTTCAACGGGGACGGATCGGCGTATCCCATCGTTGACCGGGCATGCGCTTCGTAAATATCCACTCCACTGCGCACGAGGGACAGAAACTCTTCATCATCAATCAGCCACGCCAGAATCCGGGGTTCAATCTGACAGAGGTCTGCGATAACAAATACACAACCGTCTGAAGGTTGGAAACATTTCCGCAAATTCGCACCGAACAGTTCTCCTCTCGGCATGTTCTGCACGTTGAAACCCGCATCGCCTGACCATCTTCCCGGCACCGCACCAAAATATTTCATTCCGTACGGAAAGCGGAAACAGGTGTCAGGTGTCGGGTGGCCGGTGTCAGAAGATGGACGGCTCGGCGATCCGTCCCTACCAAAAACAACCGCACGGTTGCGGACGGCATAGAAGCGGGAGAGCAGCATATTGGTTCTGCGGAAAATCCGCATGGCATTCACCCAGGGATAATCAGGGCCATACTTTTCTTCCCACGCTTCACAATCCGGATCATCCATTGCCAGCGACACCGGACAGGGAATACCGGCTTCACGGCAGGCCAACGCCAGTTGACGGTGTGAGAGCGGCGTATCCTCATTAAAGTCATCGACCCACGGCAAATGCTGCACCGCATCGAACCGCTGTTTTTCCAAGGTCTGGATAGATTTTTCCAAAGTCTGTAAATCCACACCAATCCCCTGCTGTCCCCACTCAAAGGTTAAAGTTGCAAGCTCCTTTTCATCGTCCGGCCAAAGGTGATTGAACTTTTCCCAAAGCAGATAGCACAGCCGCGCATCTTCAAGCGCGTAGGCAAACATGGCTTCATTTCCAAACAGATCGGCACCAGACTGACCGCTCGCTTTACTGCGTTGGGTTTTGTCCACATCGATGTCGAGCAGTTGTTTGCAGGCACCCTTCAGCGAACGGGGCGCGGACAGGTAGACTGAAAGTGACGCCGTGCAGCGCCAGATGGGATTGGCGATTGATGATTTCCGATTGTCGATTTGGGGAATGATGCCCTGCTCTTGAAGGCGGCGAAAAACGAGGGAGTCGAAGGCGGCGTTGTGAGCAATGAGAATGGCGTTTTCAAAAAGATGCCACTGATTAAAATCCTTCGGGTGGCCAACCCAGCGGAACTCCGTTCCGGGTTGTGAGTTGTCAGGTGTCAGTTGTTGGGGAGAAAGACAAGGCAGGCTGGAAGCCTGCGGTACAGTTCCATAAATGGACATGAGGTAGCAGTCGAATTTTGGATGGTGGACATACGACCAGACATCCATTTTTTTCAGGGAAACCTCGCGGTCGTAGTAGGTTTCGAAATCAATTGCAAAGGTGTTCATGAATCTCCAGGGATCAGGATTCAAGGGGACGAAAAGAGAGAAAGCAGGAAAAGCGGATGTCGAGTCCGCTCTCCTGTGCGCCGATTAGAGCAGCGTGGTGATGAATGCGATAAATTCATCAGCATGCTTGCCGTGCTGGCGCAGGCGCGGAACGAATACGAGATTCGTGCCCAGTTTTTCGCGGCGAACCTGCAACGTCCATTTGCCTTTGTGCAGCTCCGGCAGTCCGGTTTCCTTGTTGCGCAATGCAAACCGTGCCGCTGTATTGATCGCCTTGCCCGCCCGGCTGTAAGCCGACCCCTTCATTGTCCAGAGGGCCAGTTCGTAGGCTTTGCCGTCCGGTCCCTGAATAGAAAACTCGTCGGCGAGCAGTTCGTTCGGTGCCTCAATGAGAAGCAACGCGGTGAGCATCGGCCTCCACGGCGGCTTTTCTTCGCCGCGCCAGTCGATCCATCCGCCTCGGGCTGTGACCTCTTCCAGCGTGTCAACGGTCTCGGGCATGTCGTCGTTGCCGTACTCGACATTTTCCTGAAACTGTTTCTTCGCGTTCAGGACAGTGACGTGCAACGGGTCGCCCCAGACTTTCGGGTCGGATGCGGCCGGCAACAGGACAATGTCCTTGTTCAGTACAACCGAACCGGCTTCGTAGTCTTCCGAAAGCGGCCCGACCGATTGCACGATGTTAATTCGCGGCAACCGGAAGTCCGACTCCTGATAGTCACCGGAAACTCCGCCAACAGGCGGAATTTCAGAGTTCATCGTTGCCAGTTCATGGTTCTCGGTTTGGGGGATCACGGCGGGAGCCGCGGCGGGTTCTTCCTGAATTGCTTCAGGGTTCTTTTTGAATGATGTGGTAGCCATTTTGTTTCTCCTTGTTATTGGTTGATTTGGTGAGCTGTTTGCGTTTTTTCCTTGGCCAGATAGGAAACTTCGGAACCGGATACACACAGCCCTTCGGCGGTGAGCAGCTGATTCATTTTCCTTACGGCTTCGGCGCCTTTCCCTCGCGCCTGCGATTTCTTAACGGCGGTTTCAAGCGCCGTAACCGAGATCGAACAGGCGGGAAGAAATTCTTCGAGCGGAATGGAAAACTCCGCGTGGATAATGTCCCAGACGGCCACGAGTTCTTTGATGACCCGCTGGCCGGAACGGTGACGCAGTTCATAGCCGGGAACCTCTTGTCCGTTCTGCACCATCGCCAGCGCATGAGCGCGGACGGCTTCGGCCCATGCAGTCAGCACCGGGGCCAACTGCATTGCTAATGCCATTTGCTCCGGCTGCGTGATCTGCGCGGGATCGAGAATGGCCGGCAGTTCCAGCCGGTCGGGAAGCTGCTCCATCACCGCCAAGGCTTTGGCCGCCAGCGCGGGACAGCGAGCCTGTGCGGCGCAATACTGGCAGTTATCGGGATCGGGGCAGTACGGACTTTCCGGGTCTTCGGCCAGCATGATCACCCGCGCCACGCGCTCCTTCATCCGGCCATAATCCTTGCTCCGGATGAAAGTATGCTCCGTGACCAAGTCGCAGCGCGGTTGAAGGAATACCACCTTGACCACTTCGACCTCAAAAAGATCGAACGCGCCAAGGGCGTAGGCCCAGCCTTGCAGATTCACCTCGGCATCATCGACCGGCACCCGTCCCATTTTGTAGTCGAGAACGATGGCCGAATGTTTCCCAAGCAGAATGACGTCGGCGGTACCGAAGGTCAGCCCGCAAACATCCACCTGCATTTCGTTGAACCGTTTGCAGTCCGGAATGGATTCGTCCAAGGTTTGGACGTAGTCCAGACAAAGCTGAACCTGCGCGGTCTGTTCCTCGTTGAGTCCGGCCAGATGGCCGGTCTCTGCCGCGTCGTGCATCATCGTGCCTTCATCAGCGGCCTTGGATGAGCCGGGACGGTTTTCCCAATGGGGGCACAGCTCTTTGTTTTTCAGCGAGCTGGGGCCGTGTTTAGCGTGTAATTTTTCAGTCATAAAAATTCCAGTTGTTAAGTTGATGGTTGTTGGTTGTTTGGCAGAGCGCATGGGGCATGGAGCTTGGCGCGATGGTGGGCCGCGTGCTGGGTGGGCTTTGTTCATGATTCGCCCTCCTGTTGTTTCAAATCTTCGGAGCGGCGTTTGAGCAGGCGGTAGATATCGCGGGCGGCACCGATGGCATCACCGGAAAAAATGACGTGCACGTCGTGGAAATATTCGAGCTCCGAAAGCTGATGAAAAAGGAAGTCCAGCCCGACTCTGCCGCCGGTGAACACTGAATAGTCGAAGTGTTCAATGTCCTCGCGATTGGCTTCGACCACGTAGAAGACGCGGGTCATCTTCTGGAGCGACCGGGCGCGGCGAATCTTTTTCAGCTCGCGGACATAGTTTTTCTGGATCGCCAGTGACTGAATCAGGTCAGGCAATGATTTGCGTTCGATGGCAAAGTGCAACTGGTCGCCTTCGATGGCGTAGTCAAAGGTCGGAACCGTGGCGCGGATGGTTGCGCAGCGGTCGAACTCCAGCGGGTGCTGCTCGCGGGTGTCGATGCGGATCAGCATGATGCACCGCCTTCCGGCGGGCGGGTGTCAGGTGTCGGGTGACAGGTGTCAGAAGCAGTTTCCGCATGGAAATCGAATCCAAACTCATGCCACAGGCAGGCAACGGATGCTTCGTCACCTTCGCGGGCAAGGTCGAGAAGCTGGTTGAAGCGGGCGTTATCCATTGCGCACCGCCTTTCCTTTTACGATTGCGAGAATGTCGGAGCGGCGGAGCCGAAACGCACCAGAGTAAATTTCGACTCTTTCGAGACGACCGGCGCGGAGCATCCGCCATAAGGTCGCCCTGCTGACGCCGAGGAGACTGGCGGCTTCTCCCATGGAAAGGAGCAGTGGGCCCGCGACGGGTTCGGGCACCTCCTGTCCGTTCAGGATTGCCAAGGCGCGGCTCTTTGCCTCTTCGGGCGCGGTGAAGACCGCGCAGATCAGATCATCATTCTTCACTGTCAT